TTAAATCGTAGATTTCATCCTGAAGACCTGACCTGAAGTCTTCTTTATCTTTCCAATGCCATAGCTTAAGCCCACGGTCTTTCTCCAGTTTGTGTACCAGAGGGGCAAGCTGTGAATTACCTTTCTCAATGATACCGTGTGAGTAAGCATAGGCTTCAAGATCAGCGGTTGAGCCTTGGTTCTGGCCTTTCTTTCGAATGGTATTGGTCAATAGACCTTTAGTTAGAGTCTTACGATAAGGGCTAAGAGAGCGCATCCCAGAGGCGAAGTTATCTAAGCGCAAGAAGTGAGGTTTGAAGTCATCAGATACCTTAGCGGTATTCACCTCAGACTCATTATCTGTACCTGAGCGTAAAGCTAGACCACCTTCAGTCTCTACTGATTCTTCAGCCATACGTTCCAAACCTTTAGCGGCCTGAGAGCTTGCATCAGTTAAATGACCAGCTCCAGCCCCTAAGATGATACCAGCGGCTCCACCCATTAAGGTGTCTGTCACTGCGTCTGACGCTGAGTAGTTGTCATTTGCAACAGCCTTAGCTGAGCCATACAAAGCACCTTCTACAGCTCCTTCAACACCACCTATCGTAGCAAACTTACGCATATTACTAGTATCAAGGAACTTCTTAGCTCTTAACGCAGTTCCCGAAGCTTTTGCTGTGGTTAATACTCCGGTAGCCGCAAGGCCAGTACCTAAGGTAGCAGCCGTGGTGACTGCCAGCATAGGGTCTGTTAAAGAAGAGTAGATAGCAGCCCACATAGGTAGACTTTCATCAAGTTCACCTAACTCTGCGTAGGTTTGCTGTTCATTCATCAATGTTTCAGCGATCAATTGAGCGTCTGTCTCATTGGTAGGTTCTTCAGCTTTCCATCGTTCAATGTTGTCGGGGGTTAACCCAGCGTAGTAACTTTGGGCTTCTTCTGAGTTAACATCAAAGCCCGTGTCAGGATTATCATCTCGCATTAAGTTAGAGAGATTTACCTGTACAAATTGGTCTAAATGGTCGGAAGCTGAGTCGAAAGAGACCTTACCATCTTCCCCCATGTACTTTTCGTGAAGTTCCTGTCTTCTGGGGGCGGCTTCCTGTCTCTTCCTTAGTTCAGCCCCTAACCCAAAATCTTCAACAGACATTAGGTTTCCTTCTTGCGGAGGGTCTTAAGGGTATCCACCATGTCTTTAATAGTGGCTTTCATTAGGAGATTGCGGGAACCTTTCTCATAGATGATGTACTCGTCAGGGACAAAGCGATTGGCTTCAACGGTTACGTGTTCTTCTAGTTCAAGGTCTTCGTCAGGACTGATAGAAATCACTCTTGATTTAATGGTTTCTGCATGAGCATTGGTGAACTTGCTAAACATTGAGTAGACCATATCGTCATCACGGCCAGCGTCATCATAGATATGCTTAGGCTGTGAATCTTTAAACTCTTTGAGAGCTTTCTGTGTATTCTGGTAGGTCTGCTTAGCGTAGCGTCCATAAAGGACAACAGAGTCACCAAAGACAGCCAGTTCTTCAGCCTCAAAGGTGTTAACCTTCAGGGCATTCTCGATGTACTTCACGGCTACCTCAGGATTACCAAAGCCCTTGCGTACCAAACCTTCAGCTAGATCAATGATGTCGTCTTGCATAGCGGCTGGGTACTGAGCCATGAGAGGTTCTAAGGTATCGGCCATAGTGGTAATGACTTCCTTACTCACGGTTGCTACGGGGGCTTTATTAGCCAAGCGTAGAGACGCTAGGTGATCACCTGTTATTTGCAACGAGGCATCATAAAGTACAGCCTTACGTTGAAACTCTGGGTTATCAGGGAAATAGGCTTGAGCCAAGTCTTCAACCTTACCGTCAAACGCTTGGGCTACCTCTTGGAAGGAACTTAGAGCTGTATCCTGTCGATCTGTTAGTTCCATCTGATCATCAGTAATAAGCTCTGAGAAGACTGAACGTAACTGGATACGAGTTTCGTCAGGTGCAAGCCTTAAGAATTCTTCCTTAAGTCGGGACTGACGTTCAACTGTAGAAGGATCGTTAGGCTGCATTTCTAAAGCTTCGGTAGCTTCAGCCAGATCAAAGCGTTTCTGATCAATTACAGCTCTTATGATATTGTCAGCCTTCATGTCTACACCGTAAGTATCCTTATAGAAGGATGAACGGTCTGACGCAAAGTCATCTAGTTCTTGTCTGTTGGTAGCCTGAGTTTCAGAAGCATAAGACATTGTTTCCTTTACGACACGGAACTCATAATGGTCTTTCTTCATTTGCTTCATTTTACGATTTAAACCAGAAACATCTTTCAATGATGTGTCGTATCCAGAGTCACGTCCTTCGATTAACCAAGCTGCTACTTTTGTTTCGTTATACTCTTCATCCACATCGTAGAGAAGGGATACACCTGCGTCTTGCCAAGCACTCTTATCAGCAGCAAAGATATACTTCTCGTTATCAGCCTCTAGCTTACGCTCTAGTTCTTCCTTTATAGAGACACTTTCAGCAGAGTAAGCGGGGTATTCATGTAGAAGAGCATTAAGAGTCTCAATGTTCTTCATCTTCTCAGAGGTGAACTCTTCCAAGGTTGTAAATTTACTAGCCTTGTACAAGTGTTCGGCCTGTTTATAAAGATGGAGACTAAACGCTTGGTCTTTCTCTTGGTCTGTACCTGATGAATCTCTGAAATAAAGACGCTTACGGGTATCAATACCTTCCTTAAGCTCTTCTAGGCTTTGACTATGCGAGAGGGTGTAGTTCAAGGACGTAGCGTTATCCTCGTCGGCCTGAATGTCCCTCGCAGTGTTATAACCTTCGTAGAACTTGTTACTAACATCTTGCATGAAAGGGGCTAGGATTAGGTCTCGATTTTCTTCTGAGAGGCCAATAGTCATGTTCTTGAACTCTGGATGCTCGTAAAGCTTTTCCATAACGAGTTCAGGTTCTTGACCGATGTAGTTATACTCCAAGTCAGCCATTAGAGCGGCTTCGTGTTTAGACCTTGCGATCTTGAAGCGGTCTTTCTCCTCGTTGAAAGCGTCAGTCTGAGCCTTATCAGCGTCTATCTGTTGTCTACGCTCTTCTGCTTTAGCCCTTCTATCGAGGTTATCAGCCTTCGCTTGATCTCGCTCAGCTTCATTATTAATACCCTTGTAGACGTTAGCTCCTCTTTCCATAGAACGCATTAAGTCACTTACATCACGATCAATACGGCTTGTGTTAGAGGCAAAGTTAGCGGCCTTAGGTGTAGAAGCTAAGTCTCTTTGGTTAGGGGCATTTACTACAATACGTTGAGGTTGTTTAATCGTACTCATTATGCTCCTCCTGAAGGTGCGGCTGAAGACATTCCATTAGCTATCGAAGCACCTGAAGCAGCTCCAGAAATCCCTTCTTTAATTACATTAAGCCATGAGAAACGAGGCTGTAGGGTCTGACTTTCGATCTTACTTTTGGCCGTGAACTGATTACCTTCGATTGTCTGTTGGTAAGTCGCTTGGCTTTCTTTCAAGTTATCATCGAGAATCGCTAAGGCTCTGGAACCGTCCTCAATCACACCTTGAATAACACGGTCAGACGAGCCTGAAACACCTCGTTCAGCGTTCCTTGCCTTAGCTGCTCCAATGGCCTTAATCATTTCTTTCTTGGTGCTAAGCTTCTGTTCAGCGATTTGCTTTTCCATTTGAGCTTGCTGGGTCGTCGCACCTCGGTTCTGATACATAAGACCTGTAACTTCGTTGTTACGCATAGCCTTATTGAACTTATCAGCGTCTTTCATACGGCTCTTTTGCCCGAAGTAGCTTGTAGCCATTCCGAAGATAGCGCCAGCTCCAGCAGCGGCTCCAGTTGCAGCAGCACTCATAAGGAAACCTCCTTAGAAATAACGATAAAGTCTTCACCAGAGGAACAGTAATCTTCGACGATTGAACCTAAGGTGAAGCCCAGTTTTTGAAGCCAGCGTAGGGATACGTCATTACGTACAGATACGAAGTTGTAGACCTTAGCGTATTCACGCATCCACTGTTCAAGGACAGAGCTACAGGCTTCCATGAAGTCAGACTTACAGTCTTGTAAGCGGTCATCAGATAAGAGCCAGATTCCGTACCAATCGTCGTTACTAGGAGCAATCCCAGCCATAACGCAGGGTTTACCGTCGAGTTCAGCGGTAACGGTCTCTACACTTTCTTCAATTGATTGTTGCAAGCCTTGGAGGGGAGACAGACCAGAAGTCCAGTCTATCTCGTTTTTATCAATGTCCTTCAGTCGGGGCGCTAGGCTTACTTCATCACCCTTTTGGTAAGGACGTACTTTGAACATTACTGTCGTCTGTTCCTTGAGTTGTAGAAACCTTCCCAGATAGCAGACTGAAATTTGCAACCAAAGACTTCATCGTTGTAGATGGTCGTTTTGATCGAGCTTGAGCGTCCCATGATGGGTAGACTATAAGTACCAGAGGTCACCGGAACTCTACCGATTAGGTTGTCTAAACGTCCCAGAACACGGCCTTCGAACTTAATATCTCGTTGGTCACGTCCTAAGGTCTCAATGTTCACGTCAAACGTACTGGTATCGCTATAGTTCAGGAACATACGTCTCAACTGTAAGCGTCCATCTGTACGCGCTCTCTCTTGGACACGGTAGAAGATTGGACTGAAGGTGTACCACATTGGGTACTTAAACCCTCTGTAATACCTGTCGTCTACCTTCAGGGTTTCCTCGTTAGGTAGGAGGTCTTCAGAATTCCACGGAGTGTTAGACCATTCGAGACAGTCAAGATGAACCTTGTGTCCGTGTACCTGTTCAAACGCATCGAACGTCAGGTCAACTTTCTCAAGGTAAGGCTGAGGTGTTCCTATACCTTCATCACGTAGGGTGACTAAGTACAAGGTTGTTTCATCTACCTCAATATCAATCACTGGAGTATTGAAGAGCCAGCGTTGGTGAGCCGATTGAACACGTGTTTGGTTCTGTACGTGGTAATCATATACATAGACGGTTGAACTGAAGGGGGTTCCTTCTTCACTGTCAGGTAACATAAAGACCGTCTGAACGGCACTACTTGAAGCCATCTTTTTGATGTCTCCAGTAATATAATTAGGAACGTGCTGAGTGAGGTCTTGAGTGTCATGAATGTCGGAATTCTCACGAATCATGAGTTCCTGTAACGCATTGAATTTACCCAAGCGTGTCATGAAGTAGGTACTGTTGTTCAAACTGATAGGAGGAACATTTACGTTCACTTCTTTGGTATTAATCTGTTTGGTATACACAGTGTTTGACGTGAAGACATCTTCGCTCTTTAACGCAAACTGGTGTTTACGAGAGAACAGAAGCATTTCACCGGAGGAAGGAACCATGTGTTCAATGGTTGCAATATCGGTACTGTCTACAGCAATCTCAATAGGGTCATTATCCATTTGAGTAGCTACAGTATTGGGGAAGAAGTTAAAGAAGTTGTCGATCTCGGAGCAATTGATAGTTTCATCAGACGCGAGTAGCAATCTGTTGTGGTGAATTGCCATAGACCGAATGTGTTTAGCGGAGGTCACATATCCGTTTTCGTCAGTGTCAGACACAAAGGAAGGCCACGGGGCAGAATCATCGTCACCTACGTAGCGTCCTTCCCAAGGAGCATGAGTCATGTAGAAGTATATTCCATAAGGATTACCTTCAGTCACGTACTCGCTCTTCTGAAGACGTTTGACCTGCTTAGGCATAGAGGAGAGCGATAGGTAATTGATTTGGTCAAGACCAGTGGTCTCTTCCCAAACGCCTGTACCATCGTTTTCTTTAGATACAAACTCTAGCCAGTAGCCGTAGCTGTCCTCCTCAGTCAATTCACCTTGGACGTTTACCTTGTACCCAGTCGGTACGTTCTTCTTGGGTAACTCTGTCTCTGTCTTCACTTCCCGTTTGAATGAAAGTAAGGCCGTATCGCCTAACGAATCGTAAGTGGAGATATTGATTGCTGAGGTACTGGTTAAGTGGAGTACATTACCTTTCTGAGTAACTGTGATATTAGCTATAGGGTCGATAACGTTCTTCAGCTCTTCCGTGACCTTCTCTGACTGAAGACCGGCTCTGGCTCTGGCTGTAGTAGCTTCGACGGTTTCATACGACACAGTTGAACCATTAATTGTCACTGTGTACTTAGTCGCGTAGTCTACCTTTTTAACCCAGAGAATAGCCTCATGTTCTGGCCTACCGTCTGACGGTGGGGTCGGGGTATTCCAGTATGACTTTAGGCCATAAGTGGAGGTCTTCATCGACTGGTAAACGTTGTAGTAACTAGAACCTCGCCAGCTACTCCAGCGCTTACGATAGACGCCATGAACATGTGAGTTGTCCACAATATCTACGCTAGTACCTTCCGGTATGAAAACCGTGAGAGAATATCCCCACATACTGACAATCGCTGTAGGATACTGGAGTTTCACAGCGTTAAGCACACCTCGCATAACGTCAGCTAGAGGCGTTTGGTAGTGGTAACGGTATTCAGTCCCATTGATAAGGTAACTGTATCCTGTGAAGTTTCCTACGGAGTTAACGTCAGTGTTTTGTAGAGAGACTAGGTATGACCTGTTGTACTGAAAGCCTCTAAAGTCCAGTCTATAGCGAACATCAGAGGTTACAGCGTCCTCAGGGTCATTCTGAGTGTCATACGCCTTGGTAACCGGAGCGGTCTTATTCAGTAACAACGTAGTGTCAGCGATTGGTAGAGTCTGGAAGGCTCTTTCGTTAGACCATTCACCACTTACATGTAGATAAGGGACACGGCCTCTGTATTTAAGCTGAGCGTCAATCTCTACAGGGTACTCATAACAGGTAGCCTTATCGAAGACCTGAAGAGAACCATCAGAGATAGCCATGAGATAAGACTCACGGTCATCACGTGTGATGTACTCAAAGTATGAATCGTAAGGATTGGCTAGGTTAAGCTTACCGACTTTCTGTGTAGGAGGTCTTTTGCTCATACCTTCAACCACAGAGTTGATACAGTTTACTTGGTCTTCACACTGGTCGGGGCGTCTTAAGGAAGGGCTTTGTTGTGAGACTCCATTGACTAGGTTCGGTATATCTTGAGAGATAAGCATTAAGTCAAGAAGCCCTCCGTGATAGTCCCACGGTTATACGTCTTGCTAGGTGAACGGCTCTGCATAGACTGTAACTGAGGGTTAGCGAAGAGGTTGTAATTACCTGACTCCAGCTCCTCAGTCTTGAGCATCAGCTCTGCTTCTGCTTCATCGTTAGCGTGGAAGGCGTGGAGTGTATTCGAACCTACATTGTTATCCTGAAAGCGTCTTGCTGCACGAATTGTAATGTAGTTCTTAGCTGTCTCCGGTAGATCGTCCCAGCCGTGACCAAATACAAGAGTCACTAGGACTGTATCTTCAAAAACAGTTGTACGTTTAACCTTGTCATAAAGCAGGTTATTTCGAGCCACATAGCGTCTGTTCTGAGGGTCAACCTTTAAGGTATTTCGTGGTACTTGGATTGAACCCTTATTGTTGGGGCTTAAGGGATAGTTATCTTCAGTGTTGAAATACCAGCCGATTGACTGAACGAATCTCGAAGTGTTTTCTAACTCAATTTGAGCCAAACGAGACTCTGAAAGACCTGTACCAATACTGTTAACCGGAGCTTCACCAATAGCAGCAAGCATTAAGTTAATAGCATCAAGTTCGGTCATTGGTTCAATTTTCAATGAATGAACTCCTAGTTAGAGTTAGGGAGGAAACGCTGAGCCGAAGCCCAGCGCTTATCTTGAGGATTAAGCCGCCAAGATTGAGATAGCGCATTCGAAGCGCAAGATGTCGTGGCCTACAGCCAACTTAGCTAGGATGGTGTCACCGATACGTAGAGGCTCTTCCACGTGTTTAACAGTCAAGTCCATCAACTTAGTTGTAGCTACAGCGTCTTCGACGAATACAAGACCAACCAACTTAGAGAAATCGCCACGGTATTTTGCGGCATTACCAGAGCCAAACGCTACGTCAGACAATGGTTCTGGGTCAGTAACTAGACCTAGAGATTCATCTTGGTTTGGAAGGTTGTTAGATTCATAGATGTTGAAGCCAGCAATACGACAGATTGGTAGGTTACCCATTGCGTTGCCTAGAAGACCGTCCTGAGTAGAACCTGCAATGTCTTTATTCAACCAAGTAATCGCTGGAGCATCAGCTTGAGCAATGTTAGTCAAGGCTTCGATCTGCTCTGGAGAGAACACAACGTTAGCTTGCTTACGGATATTCGCCTTACGTAGCTCTGTGCGAGCTTTAAACAAAGCGTCTACCAGCTTCTTACCTACAAGTTCATCACCAGCAGCCGCCAACTGAATGTTAGCTGTGTATTTCTGCTCTGGAAGAACCTGAAGACCAGCCGCAGCCGCAGCCGAAGCGTCAGTAATGAAAGAAGCCTTAGCAATCATACGGAATACGTTACGGTCTACCAGATCAGATAGAGAGAACGAGCAGTTTTCAACGTATTGGCCTCGGTACTCGTAGTGAGCCATTGCTTCCTGAATGTCTGGGATGAACACAGGAGAGATAGCAATATCGTCAATCGTTACAGTACGCTCGATGTGTCCGATAGCGTCTGCTTCAATCAAAGTACCTGGCTTATGGTATTTAGCACCAGTTTCACCAATCATAGGGAACTGAGCCGACTTACCAGAAGAGATATTTCGTACTCGCGTCAGGTTTAACGCCAAGTGGGAATGTTTGAAAAGCGTAAGGACTTCACCGCCGAATTCTTTAAGAAATAGAGCGCGAGAGTCGCCAGCTTTGTTAATTTGACCTGCTTGAGAGATAACCTGATCAGTAGGGAATGCCATGTATATATTTTTCCTTTAGGTAGGGGAGAGGGTGGGAGCGTTCTGAAAACGTCCCGATGTGGGGTTTTGTGTTTAAGAAGGGGGTGTCTATTTCAATTCCACTGGTTAATGAGATGTGGATAGACGTAGGTTTTTAGCTAGTAATTGCTACCAGCCAGTGTTTAGAAAGTCTGAGGACATGCGTGAACGTACTTCTTGACGGTACGACTCACCTACAGCGTCACTTCTGTAATAGCGTGGGTCTTCAAGAGCCTGAAGATATTCACCATTGTCTTTGAATGGAGCCGTAGAAGATTGACCTCCTTGGTCTCCAGCGAATTGTTGACCTTCGAAGCCGTTCTCTTGGTTCATCAGGGCTTGCATACCCATAGCAGCAACTTTCTTGGCTTCAATGTCAGTGCTATCGAAGACAGCGTTAAGTACGTCGATCTTTGCTTGATCTAGGTTCTGAGCGAAGAACTCAGCGGCTTTCTCGTACTCTTCCTTGCCTCCGAACATGTCGTAAATCACTTGGTCTTGCTTATCCATTTCCATTTGATTTACTTGTTGTCGAAGAGCCTCTAGTTCACTCTGTTCTTCAGTAGAGCTTTCTTGGTCATCACCTCCAGTGTCTTCTTCGGAGTCTTCTTCTGATTTCTCCTCACCTTCGACGGTCTCTAGACCTTTGGACTGTTCCTGAAGATCAGCGTAGCGATCTAGCAGTTCTTCATAAGAGTTAATACCTTCTGGTAAAGGTCGTTGCTCTTGTTCTGTGGTTGTTTCATCAGTGGAGATTATCTGTCCATCAGAACCTTCGATGGTTACAGAACCTACGTTAGAAACTGGTTCTTGTTGTTGGTTTTCTACTTCGGTTGACACTTAGTTACTCCATAGGTTGTGTCGCCATGTTCTGAACAGCCGCTTGTCCACCTTGCATCAGTAACGCTTCTTGTTGAGCCATTTCGCGGTTCTCGTTGCGTTCGTCTTCGGTATAAATCAAGCCGTTCGTATCAATGTTCCTTCCCAGAGCCAGTCGTGAGGCTAGTTCCCCGAAATTCACGTACTCTTTCATTACTTCCTCACCACCTAGAACCTGTAGGTCATTGACGTATAGTCGTAACTCTGCCAATTCTGAGGCACGTCCTAAGGCTTCAACTCCAGTTAGAATCTGAGGTTTCAACGTATCCTTAGGTAGCTGAGGGAGTAATCCCGATTTCTGCATAAAGCCAAGCTCAAGCTTGACTAGAGGTTGCTGGAGGGATTGAGATAATTGTGAGTAGAGACCACCTAAGCCTTCTTCTAGCATTTGGGTGATCTGTCGGATTTCCTCAGCGGTAACACGTTCAGCGTCTCGCCTGATAGCACCTGTGAGGAGGAATGACTCATTGAGGGATTGGATTATTTCTTGTCTTACTTGCTGTGCAATCGCAAGGTCAGCCTGTTTGTCTAACTGAAGGGTCTGC